GTAGACCTGTCCGGCCCTACCGTAGTGCTCGGTTGCGAGTTTGACCGTGGATGACGCTTTCGCGCTTTGCGGCATTGACGGGTGGGTGATCTGGAACTCGAAAAGTCGCAGCGTGCCGGCTTCTGTGCCTTGTGTGGCTGCAACGACTGTATCCATGAGCGGCGCGTTCGAGCAGCACGCGACCATGGTTTCCCATTCGCCGATCTGTTTGAGTTTGGCATCCTGTGAAAGCCTGCCTTTCTCTTTGCCTTGGGTGATCGCAAAGATGAACTCGACGAAGCGCACGCCCTCGTCGGGGCCGCCCAGCCGCGTCTCGTCCCAATAGGCCGGCAGGTTGCGCGTCTCCGCGATCTTGTGCCGTATCGAGTTGTGGGTGTCGTTGAGACTCATGCCAGCGCCTGGCGCCGCCCAGACCCCCTGCCCTACCGTAATGGCGCTCGACTTGCCGACGCCTGACTCGCGCGACCAGCCGGAAATGAGCAGGCCGCGATGCCCGGTCAGCGTTACAAGCGGCGCGGCAAACGACGCACCGACCAGAACCTGCAGGTCAGGGCGCCCGGCAAGGGCCAGCTTGGCGGCCCGCTGCCACTCGCTCAGCTCGCCCTGCGGCCGGTGCATCGCCAGCACCTGGCGGTCGCCGCCCGGCGCGTTCTCCTGAGTGCCGTCCGGCCGGTAGAGCGTGCCTGCGTAGGCGAAGCCCGCATGCTTCACGCCATCCTTGGCCCAGCCGAACGGGTGTATCGTCTCCTTGCGGATACTGTCCTTGTCGCGGATATTCTCAATCCAGGCCAATAAGAACGCTCTCCACTTCAATTCCGCACCCTGGTCGAGAACGAGCTTTTGCCGCTCGAACATGCGGTAGATCGTCGCGCTATCTGTCGTAAGCTCGTTGACCAGGAAGCTAACGCTATGCTCGTAACTACGATACTTGTATTTGAACATGAAGGCAAAGCCGAAATCAGGAAGATCGTCGAGCACCGGCGCGTAGACATCGCCCTTGACAACCTTGATCCAATAAACGTTGCCTTTGCTGTCTTCCTGCATCAGCTCGATGCAGCCATTGGCCCGGCGGTATTCGCGCGGCAGGTCGCCGTCGGTCGTTGCCAAATCCAGCGGCGACGTGACGCGGCCACGATGTTTACATGACTGGCACACCGACGGGCGCGAGCGCTCGAATACGCTGCAGGACGGAAACCCGTTGCCCTTCGTCTTCTGCTCGTTGGCCACGCGGGCAAATGCCGCATCGGTGCCGGCCTGCGAGTAGCGCGGATCGCCGTCGCTGATCGGGTGGATGAACTGCGCACCGTCAGAACAAAAATACGCGGCGGTCAGGTGGCCCAGATACCAGAGCGGGTATTGGTCGCCCAGGCCGTGGTTGGCGAGCGACGTTGCGATCTGCGGGCAGCCGCCGGGTGCGGCCATCATGGCGAACGATCGGTCGGCCCGTTGCTGTGGCAGATTGGCAACTGCCGCGTTGCCCATCGACGCCCCGATCCCTGCGGACGGCGATACGCCCTGCTGCTGGAACAGTGTGGTGACGGTTGCTCCAGGGCCGCCGGCGAGCGCCGAGGCGGACGGCGAAGGCCCTACCGTAGTGGGCTTGGCTGCGCGTGGTAGGCGGCCGACGAACGGCTGCAGCGCCGCGAACATGATGCTGTTCGGCACGTCCGGGCCTGAGAGCCGGCCGATCGCCTCGACGGGCATCGCCAGGCCGGACTTCATGTTCACGCTGCCTGCAGGCCGCAGGATGCGGACGGCGTCGCCAGATATACCAGGGTCGCCCTTGAACTTCTGCTCGATGAGGGCGGCCTTCAGAGCGTCGCCGTAGGGCAGCCAGTCGGCCACGCTGATCGCGTCTTCGAGCACCCAGTAGACATGCAGGCCGTAGCCGGAATTGATGACCATGGACGGGCGTGGCAAGCCGACAGCACGCTTAAAGCCGGCGAGCCATGTCAGCGCGTCGTTCTGGCTCGCGTAGCAGTTGGCGTCGGTTTTCTTGTCACCTTCGCGTTTGACATCCATGTCGATCCAGAACGACCGCAGCTTCTGCGCGTTCTGGATGAACTTGTTGCCTTTCAGATACGTCTTGCCGTTTCTGCCGATCGCAACTTCAGCTTGGATCAGGCTGCATTGCGTGTGGTAAACGTCGCGTTTCTTTTTTACGCAATCGCGAATAAGCCCGCTTGCGCCTGCAAAGTCGTTTTCCGCGAAAAGCTGCAACCGGTTCGGCGCGGTGCCGGTGCCGACGTTGTAGACAATCCCGAAGAAGTTTCCCGGTGCAACTGCCCTGGCGAGGAATTGCTGCGTATCCATAATGGTCCCTAAAGGCAAAAAGGGCGGGAGCCCTTTCGGGCACCCGCCCCGCTAGGCTTGACTAGGCCAGCAAGTCGTTGATAGCCGCCTCCATGTCGTCGGGCGCCGGTTGGATCTGCTGCCGGGCGTTGACCGTCTCCTGCAGTGCAGCGGCCTGCTGCACCGGCTGAGTGGCCTGAGCTGCCTGGGTGCCCTGAGCCGCCGCCCCAAACGGCGTCTTCTTCGTGGTCGCGGGTGCGGCCGGGGTCTGGGCGACCTGAGCTGCCTGAGCTGCCTGAGCTGCCTGGGGCGGATGCACCGGGCCGTTCGCCATGCTGGCTTCATGCAACGCCTTGTTGCGGGCGTCGATGTTGGCCTGCGCCTGAGCGCGCTTGGCCGCCTGGAACTCGCGGAACTCGCGCTGCTCGCGTTCCTCGTCCGTCTCGACGTGCTGGGCTTTCTCCTGCACGGCATGCGCCAGGGCGGCGTCACGCGGCGGCGGGGCCTGCTCCACTACCGGAGTGGGCGCAGACACCGTCTGAGCCATGGCAGCGGTCGCGGGCGGCGGACCGCCGGCAAGCGCGCTGGTGTTGGCGCCGGCAACCGGTGCGGGCGTCGCCTGGCCCTCGCTCACGTCGTCATGCAGGATGCGCTCGACCAGCGGGTTCTTCATCTGCTCGGCGACCGCCGCGATCTCGCCGGGGTCGGTGATCCAGCCAAGAGCGGTGAACGTCAGCTCGGGATAGGCCACGTCATAGTTGAAACCCAACTGCGTCTTGACCATGAACGGCTGGGCGCCGAACCGGCCGATCTCCGTCGAGTAGCCGGCCAGGTTGGACAACGACATGGGCGGGATGCGCAGCAGCATCGGGCCGCCGTAATCCTTGTTCTCGATGTCGCCGGCCGGCACAACCGCGATGCGGCGGCTGTCCTGACACGCCTTGCCCTTCTTGCCGGCGTCGGTGATCCGGCTGCCCCACTGGGCATGGCGGCAGGTCGCGCACAGGTCGCTCTGGCGCTTCGGCGCGGTCGCCTCGGGGGCGATGCCGTTGACCGACCAGCAATCCGGCGCCTGATCGTCGCCCTCGGTGTAGCGCTTCTCATACCAGATCTTGCTGACTGCGGGTGACACACCCACAATCACTACTTCCAGGGTGGGCAGCGGGACGCCACGGGCGTCTTTCAGCAGCACATCCTCGCCGCCGTGTTTCAGGCGCCAGTTGCGGCCCTTATAGCCAACAACCGCGAAGCCTGCGGAGATACCCTGCTTCGCAGCAGCGTTCATGTCCGGCAGGCCAGTCATCTGTGCGTAGACAGCCGGCATCTGGCCGGTCAGGGGAGCAAGCGCGTTCATTTATACCTCATACTAGGGTTGTAATTGATAGATGGATACAAAATCAAGCCAGATCGGCAGGGTCGTTCGGGACTAGGTTTTTCCTGCGCGACGAATACCGATGTCGATCATGGTGTTGATCTTGACCCCTGGCGGCAGCTTCCCGCTATCCTCCAGCATTGACTGAACCGCAGTTTTGGAAACCCGCGACTCCAGCAATTCCCATGCGCCATTTGCGCGGATGTAGTCGAGCACGTCGCTCCAATTCTCGACGGTCACGCTGACCTGTTTGGTTTTGTAGAACGTGCCTGACTTGGCGCGCATCGACTCGACGTTGTTGGTGTTCAGCACGTCGAGAAGCAGCGCTTCCAGTTTGCCCATGGCCAGAACATACCTGGACAGTTCGTTTTTGTGTTGCTCCTTGATCTCGGCGACCTTGTCACGAAGATGAACATACAGCTCGACCATCTGGTCGGGCGTGCGCGTCGTGTTCGTAACCGGAGTGTTCGGCGCCGGCGTAGGGAACGGCACTACCGTTGTGGTTGTCTGGGACAATTTCATTTACTCCTGGCAGGAAGTTTGCAGCATCTTTCACACAGTTTGCAATAC